CTGACCAGAAGCTGCTCCCAATATTTGTAGTCTACCATTTTGTGGTGCATTCGGTGACGAATACTCTACACCAAAACTTTGTGGTAATTTTAAAATCATAACACTAGATAAACCTGTAAACAATGTTCCTTGGTGCACGTGCACTGGATTATATTCATGTTCAAACATAGTGTTAACCCATACAGAATTTAAATGCATCTTATATTCTTTTACTTTGTTCCACTCTAAATAGTGTGTAAATTTTTGATAAAACCATTGTAATACATTTTGTGGTAAATGATTATGTCGAGTCATTTTATTATTATCAGGACCATCAAAAAACAAACTGTGTTCTTTTTCTATTTTACCTACAAGTTGTTTATTAGCAGGTTTTAATTGAGGATATTTAGTCTCATAAATATTATTGAGAATAGTATACACATCAAGAGGAACTTCATATCGGAGTACCGATTGACCTAAAAATACAAATTTAAAATCTGATGTGTCCATATTTATCCTTTATACTTTGTGGTATTTTTTCAATGTAGGGATTATATATTTTTTCTATTTTTTCTTTCTTTACTGTATGCATATTTCTTCCTACCACACTATCACTATAAGATAAACCATTAATATTAATTTGATCGAGATCACTAAATCTATGATTAACATAAGGCTCATCTAAAAATTTATACACTTTACGTATCTCTTCTTCAGGGTTTGCAACTAAATCATCATACTTTACAAAGTGACATATATCAGGATGTTTAAAAGCGTTTTGAATAGCCTTTAAATCTTTTGCAACCGCACCCTCTTTATTCATAATCTTACTCAATTTTTCTTCATCATTCTTTAAACCAAATCTATTAGGAAATGCATCAGGATTTTCTGTATACCATTTCATGTAGCTTGCTAACACATCCATTAAATCTCTAATAAGAACAATACATTTAAAGGGACGTTTATAGTGTATTTTCATTAATTCAAAGTTTCCTGGATTACCTGTGGCCATTACAGGTCCACGATCAATGATTATGCGTTGAGGCCAGTCTTTATAATATAAATCATAAACAAGATCTAATATATTGTTGAATGATTTATGGTCTGGAAAATTTTGAAACACATCTGTTTCTTTTAATAAATATAAATCTTTCATTATCTCTAATGTAATAGAATTAGCTGTACAAACTATTTCAGGATTTTGATTCATGATAGATGCAAACAAGGTATTTCCTGATCTTGGCATCCCCATTAAAAAGAAAAGTTTTTTATTTTTCTTTTGCTCCGAGATCATTTGTTAACTGTTCTTTCTTATTGTAAAGCATTTCGCCTGACTTTTTTACTCTTTCTATTGTATTTAATTGACCTAACACATTAAACACTTCTGGTTGACTTGAGCCAGATGTTATGGTGTGTGCTTTGTTTTTCATAATCTTATGATAAGAATCTAATTGGTGTCTGTTAACATCTTTAGTATCAAAAGTTCCATCATTAAATTCTTTTTTTAATATAGACCAAAGTTTAATTTCTCTCATACGATCTCTAGCAACTAATTGCATATTAGCTAAACCATATCGCTCTTCATCTAAATCTATTTCGTATTTTGTTAATTTATAGTCGTCTTGTTCTGTCTCAATTTTTTTCTCTAACCATTTAATTTTTGCTTCCTTACGTCTGCAATCGAAAGACAGACTCATTAAATTTTCTAAGAATACATTTTGTTCTCTAACACATTGCCAGTACTTTGCAGCTTTTGTTGGATACTTCATGTCTTGAAGAACAGACATTCTCATTTCTGTTTCGGTTCTAAAGACCTGTTTCTTTGTCCAAGTATCTCTAAGCTCGGCCGTCATAGCCTTAAACTCTTTGACGTCTTCTGGATCTAATAAATTATTTAAGCTTGGCGCTTCTTTTTCTATTAATGCATGTATATTACGTTTTTCTGTCATATTGCTCCTTTATACTTTCTAATATAACAGCTTTTAACTTATTGTCAATGTCTTGGTAGCTAAAGCTGGTCCCGTATATATTTCAGTTGAAGTAAGCGGTCCCGGAGAATCTCTTCCACCAGTAAAAAAAGCACTAGTAGATGGTCCACCACCTGCTGCTTGTGATCTCGCAGTAGCAAGTGTTGCCGGAGAAGTTGACCAATTAGTTCCGTCAAAAGTTTGAATTTCATTTGAATAAGACGGTGGACTAGCAGGATGTCCAGTCGCAAAAATACTACTAGCTGGTGTTCCTCTATGTACCGCGTGACTAGTTCCAATATTTAAACTGTTTAGGGTTGTCCAACTAGAGCCATCCCAATCATAAGTTCCAGTCCATCCAACGGGAGCTGATGGACCTCCAGCCGATAAAGCTGCTGTTTGACTTCCGCAAGTAGCAAAGCCGTCTGTTAATGCTGCAGTAGGAAAACTTTGTGGAATGTTTGTCCACGAAGAACCATCATAAGTTTGCATTGTAGCTACAGTGCTTGATGGACTTACGAATCCTCCAACTTGTAAAGCTGCTGTTTGAGTTCCTGCACTACCTCCAGTAAAATCTCTACCAGAGAAAGTCATATCTCCACCTGCAGTCCAGCCCGTTCCATTATATTCAAATGAACCAGCACTACTAGGTGATCCTCCACCCCATAAACCTGCTGTTTGAGTTCCAGAGCAATGCGGGTCACTTTTTTGAGCAGGACATGTGCCACCATTAGTCCAAGTTGAGCCATTATATTCTTCTGTTGCTCCTGTAAGAGAAGGTGATTCACCTCCAAAAATTAATCCTGCAGGAGTGGTACCAGCAAAACCTAATTGTGTTCTTCCGGTATTTAGATTTCCTGAACTTGCTATAGTTCCAGGTGCTAATACATATCCTTTAAGAGCACCTGCAGTAGAATTATACCATATCTGTCCCGCATCTAAATTACTAGGATCTGAGGATACTACCTCTACACGTTTTCCGTATATTTCTTCGTATGTTGCCATTTAAAAATTCCTTATGGAAGAGTTATAGTAGATGGTCTTACATTTCCTGGTCGAGCTTTTTCTTCTTCAGACTGAGCATCCCATGCTGCTTGTGCAGCTTCAACTTCAGCTGTAACAATAGCTTGAGCTTCTGCTTTTGTCTTTTCAACACCATTTCTATCAGCCATCCAACATGCGCCTCTTTCATTGCTTCCAATGACCCAGACATCACCAGGATAACCTCTTAGAAAAAAGTTTCTTCTGTCTTCAGCTGTGAAGAATCCTTTTCCAGTGTTAGTTAGCACTCCATATAAAAAGTTTGCCATAGTTTTTCCTCCTTTTTTGTTTTGTATATCATAGTTTTTAACTTTGTGTAAGTGTTCTTGCTGTTATTGTTTCTGTTCCAGCTGTATATTCTTCTGATGCAGTCGTTCCTCCAGGATTACCTCCAGCTTTTATTGCTGTTGTAGAAGTTCCTATAGCTCCAACTTCATCATTGGCAGTTGCAGTATTTGCATCAACAGCCCAAGCTGTTCCATTATATAAAGCTGTTACAGTAGTTGCCGCTGGTGAATTAACTCTTCCATTTATCGCCATACCAGCATCTCCACTAGGAGATGCAGGAGAATTTGAAATAAATGTTGGAGCAACAAAGTTTCCACCTGATGTCCAACTTGATCCATTATATTCTTCTGTTGAATTGAAAACTGGTCCTGGCGTACTCTTTCCCCCATAAACAGTCATAGACGTTTGAGTTCCGAATCCACCATGATATCTTCTAGCGGTGCTTAAACTTCCACCTGCTGTCCAGGAACCACTGGCATATTCTAAAGTAGTAGCAATACTAGGAGTAGGACTACCCGGAGTAGCTCCTCCTGCTAAAATTGCAGTCGGTGCTGTACCTGCTCCACACCCTATCCATGTAGCTGTGGGTAAAGCCGTTCCACTTGTCCATGAAGATCCATCGTAAGTATTTCCTGCACTTAACTCACTAGAACCATCAGATCCCCCAAAAACATATGCTGCGGTTTGTATTCCAGCACCTTGACCATTTTGTAGATTAGTTGGATAGTTTCCAGTTTCAGTCCAAGATGAACCATCGTATTCTTCTGTTTTATTCACAGTTGGACCGGGTCCCGTAACTCCCCCTACAATTAATCCAGCTGTAGCTGATCCTATACCTGTATTCTGCATTCCTCTTCTACCAGTATTGATAGAAGGACCTGATGCCCATGCCGCATTAGTGATTGTATTAATTCCAAAATTGTACTCGAAACAATTGCTTGTTATTGCTGGTGCAGTTCCACCCGCAGATATGGCATTTGTATTTGAACCAAAACCAAATGGGACATTTGTTGCTGCAGGCATAGAAGTTTTTTCTGTCCAAGTCGTCCCATCATACTCTTCAGTTTTAGCACTAAATGCAGTGTAAGCAGGAGTTGTATTACCACCAAACGCTAAGGCGGCTGTTTGAGTACCATTCTGAGTAGATCCTTGTTCAAACACTGCAGTATTCATAGTTCCAGGAACTGATGTCCAACTTGTTCCATTATATTCTTCTGTAGTGGTTGCAGCATTATCTGGTGCTATGTTTCCACCAAAAGCTAAACCTGCAGTTTGTGTACCAGCACTCGCTGCAAATGTTTTAGCAGCCGGTAAAGCTCCCCCGCTTGTCCAATTAGTTCCATCATACTCAAGTGTAGTAGTTACTCTGTTAGGAAGACCAGGTCCTGTTTGACCACCAATACTTAAACCTGCGGTTAAAGTTCCAGCACCAGTACTCCCTTGCATTGCAGCCGGTTGATCAGTTTCTTCTGACCAAGTGCTACCATTATATTCTTCAACGTTAGCTGGATTAGCTCCACCTGGATCCACTTTACCACCAAAAACTACCGCTGCTGTTTGAATTCCAAAACCACCTAAAGCATGTCTAGCTGTTCCCAGATTACTTTCTTGCAACCAACCAACTCCATTAAATTCTAAAGTTAAAGCTTTAGAACTAAATGGTGGTGTAGTTGGCCCATATCCACCAGCGGTTAAACCAGCTGTTGCAGTTCCCATTCCAGCACCTAACTGATTAACCACAGGTAAAGACGAAGTGGTGGACCATCCTCCAACACCTGCTACAGTTTTAAATGTATTTGAGGTAGAATTATACCACACCTGTCCCTCATACGTTGAATCTAACGTTGGGTCAGATGAATATGTTCTAATTGCTTTACCGTGTATTTCTCTATAAGTTGCCATAATTAACTATAATCAAAATTCTCTATATTAGCTGCTGATGTTTCCCCTGTAAATTCTATTGTTGTGTCTGTAATAGGAGGTGTTTCTCCTCCAAACATTAATCCTGATGTATTTGCACTTCCACCACTTCCAGCTTGTTTTCTTGTTCCTGGCAACGAAGGTCTTGTTGACCAAGCTGTTCCATCATATCCTGCACATGTGGATACGTCAGGTTCTCCTCCACCACTAATAGCTGAAGTTTGATCTCCAAATCCCTGAAGATTTGATTTAGATTCTAAATAAGTTCCACCTGAAGTCCAATTAGTTCCATCGTATTCTAATGTTGTATCTACGGCACTTGGAGATAATCCAGCCCAAACTAAACCTGTTGTTTGCGCCTGTCCAGCAGATCCTCCTAATCCTCGCGCTGCTGGTAAAGCAGTTGCTGCAGTCCAACTGGACCCATCATATTCTACGTTCGTACTGGCAAGAGTTGGAAAAGGAGGTGCATAACCTCCTGCAATTACTGCTGCAGTTTGAGTTCCAAAACCAAAATTACTACTACCACTATATGGTAAAGCAGTTTGAGCAGTAGCAGAACTACCATTAAATTCTTCAGCTTCATTTTTAAAAGTTGTACTACCAGTAACACCGCCCGCTAATAAAGTAGCAGTTTGAGTTCCCACAGAAGCTCCACTTCTTCTTGCAGTATTTAAATTAGATGGATTAGCTGTCCATGAAGTTCCATCATATTTTAAAATAGTCGCTTGATCTCCTGGAGGAGTTTTTCCTCCTAAAGCTATTCCTGCAGTTAGAGTTCCAGCGGATCCTGAAAATCCATAATAAGCAGCTGGCATAGCACCGCCACTAGCCCATGCTGCAGCGGTTATTGTGTTTGTTGAACTATTATATTCCTCTGTTGTTTTTAAAAGTGGCCATCCTCCTATCGCTACATTGGCTGTATTACCAGCTCCTGAGCATCTATTAACATCTCTTCCTGTTCCTAAGTCGGAAAGTGCTGTCCAAGAAGTTCCATCATAAGATGATGCTTTAGCATTATTTGGAGCCGGAGTTCCACCAGCAGCTAATGCTGCCGTTTGTATACCACTCCCTGCGGTGCTCATAGCAACAGGTAAAGCACCTCCTGCGGTCCAGCTTGAACCATCAAATTCTTCTGTGTCTGTTACGATACCCGGTGGTCCCGCATCTCCCCCAAAAGCTAAACCTGATGTATTACTACCTCCACAGCCTGCTATACCATTTCTTGCCGTATTTAAATTTGGAGTTGCTGTCCATGAAGAACCATTAAATGATTCGGATGCATTTGATCTTGGACCTCCTGGAACATCTCCACCAAAAGCTAAAGCTGAAGTTGCAGTTCCAGCTCCAGCAAAAGAATATCTTGCAGTATTTATAGTCGGGTTTGCTGTCCATGAAGAACCATTATATTCTTCAACTAAATTACTATAGGTTGTTGTATATCCTCCAATAGCCAGAAACGCACTTGGTGTTCCCTGTGCAGTTGCTGCTAAAAGTCTTCGTGCTGTATTTCCATTAGGAAGTGATGTCCAACCACTTCCGTTATATTCTTCACAAGTAAGGGAATTGGGTGTACCTCCAAAAGCTTTTATGGTAGCTGTTTGAGTTCCACCTGCAGCCATTTCACTTTGTCCATTAATCAGATTTGAAGCACTTGACCATGCTGATATAATAGCAAGTCCTCTAAAATTTCCTGTAGAGGAATTATACCACATTTCTCCATCAAGACCGTCTGAAGGATCTGATGATAATGTTTTAACTTTTTTTCCTACTATTTCTCTATAAGTTGACACTTCAACTCCTATTAATTATTTTTCAATAACCAACCTTGAGTTCCATCTGTGTAGACTAATGTATTTGCAGCTCTTTCTGTAGCAACAGTTAAATCTGCTGATGCTCCATTAATTTTTTCACTATTTCTTCCAATAGTTAAATTGTTGGTATCAAAAGTACCTGCATAATCTACAAACGAGACTTCATCTCCAATGGATGGTGATGAGGGTAGAGTTAAAGTAAATGCTCCGCCAGTTGTATTACAAAAATAACCATTACCAGCTGTCGCTGATGTTCCAGTTGTAATAACTGCTTGCCATGAAGTTCCACCTGAAACTTCACCCCAAGATAAAACTCCACCTGTTGTTGATTTTAGAACGTAGTCGTTTCCTGCGGCTACGCCTGCTGGCCACGTAATAGTATAATCCGTGGTACCATTAGATGCTTTCATACCTACATATTCTGATCCTGAGTCGTCCTGTAGTCTTAATTCTTTCGAAGTTCCAATGTTTAATCCTGTTGAAGCGTTCCAAATTAAATTTGCATCTCCACCAAAAGCTCCTGAATCGTTATATTGAATTTGTGTATCTGAACCACCTGGTAATCCACCAACAGAAATTTCTGCTATGTCTGGATTTGTACCATCATTAGCGGTTGCATAAATAATTTTCCATCCTTTATCACCAACTGCCCAAGTAACAGAGTCACCGGAACCTGATACATATTTAAGTTGAACTGTATAAGATCCACTTGTGCTATTTTTAATAAAATAAAATGCTTCTACATCAAGTGGAATAGTAACTATTTTATTTCCTGATATAGTTTCAGGAGATTCTGCTCCTAAAATAATTGTTCTTGTAGCTAAAGTCGCTCCTGTCGAACCATCTGATACTGATAAAGTAGTAGTATTAGCTCCCGCTCCACCAGCATTTAAAGTTTGAACTTTATATCCACCAGCTATTTGCTCTATAAGTTGTAAATTTGTATTAGTCTTTGTTCCCCATGTACCAGCGTTTTCACCAGTAGCCATTAGTTCTACACCTAGAGGGGTATATGTTGATGCCATAATTTATCTCCTAAATCTTATCTAGTTTATAATATTTATTTTGTTTTGCATATAATGTCAACCAATTAAGCCGACCTTTTACTCCAACTACCACCTTGTGTAGGGGTTTCTTTACTCCAACTACCACCTTGTGTAGCTGTTTTTTTACTCCAACTACCACCTTGACTAGGTACTAATTTTTCCCACGCAATTGGACCACCAGGTTGCCCCACACTAGCAGTTGCAGATTGACCTGTCAATCCTATGGTCATTTCTGTAGGAGAAATTGCTCCTTGGCTGGCAGTTGATGAAACACCACTCAATCCTACAGCCATATCATCTATAGTTGGTGATCCTACTGCAGATGTAGCTCCTACTCCAGTTACATCAATTAATTCTATACTTGCTGTTGTTATTGTTCCTGGTGAAGCAGTAGCACTTACTCCAGTTAATCCCATTACATCAGCTGGTGCAAGAGATCCTGTAGCTGTTGTTGCTACTAAAGAAGCGAGACCTTGAACATGATCCGCCCCATCATTAATACTTAATTGACCTTCTGCAGCTGTTGCGGCTTGACCTGTAGGTGTAACAGTAGGAGAAAGAATAATATCACTAATAGATCCAACAGAAGCAGTCCCACTTACTCCAGTTAATCCCATTACATCTGCAGGAGATAAAGCTCCAACACTTGCAGTAGCTTCTTGACCAGTTGGAACTTCAATTCCTTCTAGTACACTACCCCAACCATTTTCACCCCAGTCAAGAGTACCCCAACCAGGTTTTAATTCTACAGTTAAAGATCCGAGTGAAGTTGTTGCTTGAAGACCTGTAAGAGAAACATAAGGAGCATCACCATAAGCTTGAGATCCCCAATCAAGACGTCCCCAACCTTGTTTAATAGTAGTAGCATCACTCCAACCAGCCTGTCCCCAGGTTAGTCGGCCCCATCCTTCTGAAACGTCGGGCACTGTGACCCTCCTATGCTATTCTGACAATTGCTGTTGAAGCTGCCGCTGCAGGAAATTGAATTGTGAAAGTTCCACTTGATACAGTTTTGTCTCCACCAAAGTCTATCGCACAAACTGCTGCATCTGTAGAATGTGAATCATTGAAAATTAAACATCCTCTTGCTGTAAAAGAAGCGGATGTCCAAGATATATCTCCAAAATCACATACTGCTGTAGATGAATCTAAAGTAGGTGTTACACTTGTTAAAGCTTTTCCTTTAGCACTATAAGCAGTTCCAGATGTATTAGTAATTTCTTCTGATGTAGTATAAGCTGTAGTTCCAGCTCCTAAAGTAGCATCACTATCATAGAGAGCTAAATTAAAAGTGTTTCCAGTTGAAGCTGTAAAATTATGTTCTGCTTCTAAAATTTCTTGTTTAAAGCTATTACAAATTGCCGATGTTATTGCCATACTTATCTCCTATTACTGAGGCGGTGATTCGATTGGTATACGAACAGTACCATCCGTATAGTCGTCTCTTCTTCGTCTCCCAATTTGCACACTTGCAAATTTACTTAGTTCTTGTTTATACTTTTGCTCATATAAAGTCAACATATCTTGAGGACCTTTTAAGAATCCATAAGCTTCCACCAAGCAGGCATATAATAGCCCTTGTGGAAAGTATTTACTTAAATAAGTCCCAGAAGTCTCTGTTTCTAATCCTGTTGGCACTATATTTCCATGTATATTTATTAAATAATTAGCATCCGGCGTAGGAGCCATTATAATATTTCCTGATGTAGTTGAGCCAGTTCCAGTCGCTCCTCCAAACATAGCATAATATTTAGGTAATGCTGTAGTATCTTGACCTGTTTGAGATCCTTCAGGACCAGTTAATTCTCCAACATATTCACTTATAAAAGTTCTATCTCTTTTTTGAAGCCAATATGTTCTACCTGTTCTAGAAGAAGTAGAATTAAAAACTTCAATACCTCTTACAAAAACCATACCTGCAGGAACTCTAACAGTTTGAACATCTGCAGCTAGTGTTCCTTCATACTCCACTCTATCTGAATCCATAGGAAGATCATAAAAAATTCTATATTCTGCATTTTCTATAAATCTATTTAACACAGCAGCACTAAAAACAGTGCTGTCTACTTCAGTATAATTTCTAATATCTGTTTGTAAGTTTGATAAATTGTATCCTGCCATTATCTCCAGCCTTTCTTAGCAATTTTAGGAAAACCTCTAATTAAACCACCGTGTCTCATACCAGGT